TTGCCGGACACCCGTGCATTGCCGGAAACCTCTGCACTGCCGTAAACCCATGCATCGCCGTAAACCCGTGCATTGCCGGAAACCCGTGCATCGCCGTAAACCCGTGCATCGCCGTAAACCCATGCATTGCCTTTTTGATCCAAATTGGCTTCCTTCTCAATCCAGCCGCCCAGTTCCCCGGCTTTAACATCGCCAAACGCAACCAACGCACGAATGCGGTACAGAGTTTTACCAAAAACAACCTTTGTTTCCGTGGTGAGTTCAAATTTCTTCATCCCATTTGTCCTCCTTAACGCTTATAGGCCAAACTGCGCCATCATCTGTTCCATGCGATCCTTCGCCGCCTTTTGCCGTCTGCCTGTGCTTGTCACCTTGCAAGGCGTACACATTTCAATCAGGCGGTCATAGATACGCTTTCGTGTTACATCCTCCGTGCCTTTCATTTCCGTCATCATCAGGTTTGTGGTGATGATTAACGGCTTTTTGGCTTTGTACCGGGTGTTGACGATTTCATAAACTTGCTCGTTGCTGTATTCTGTGTTGCGCTCAGTACCCACATCATCCAGCACCAGCAGGGGAGCATTTGCCACCATATACAGCACGTTTTCTCGTTCCTTGCCGAAGTCCTTTGTCATAGCGGATACCAGTTTTGGAATGGTGGTCATTGTGGCAGGAATACCCTTGTCAATCAGGGCATTAGCAATGCAAGCTGCAAAGAAGGTCTTTCCACCGCCCACATTACCCCACAGCATGATTCCTGCGTTGTTTTCCTGTACCCATGCCCAGTTGTCAACATAGGCCTTGCAGAATGCGCTGGCCTTTTCATCCATGCCATCATCCACAGCAAAGGTGCATTCCTTGTACTGCTCATCGGTCAGCCCACGGTTGCGGTACTGCTGGATCAGCCTGTACTGCTCTTCCTGCTGCCTTGCAGCTTCTTCGGCTTCCAACCGTTCCCGTTCACACTTGCACATACAGGGTACTTTGTTCCGGGCAATTAGACCATTGACTTCAAACCAAGTTTGTTTCCGTTCGCCACACTTGGCGCAGATGCGCAGGCCGTCTTCTGTGAATTGGTCATCTTCGGCAGTGTTGTCCCGGCTCATAGCCGGGGCAAGCACACCCAAAATACCGTTCATATCCATCTGATTTCCTCCTTACCACGGGACTTGATCTCCGCTGTCATAATCACGTTTAGGAGCCGTTACAGGCTTCCCGGCTTTAGCATTCAAATAACCTTCAAACTTCGGGCTGAATAACGTTTCAGGTCGAAGATACTTTTCAAATTCAGTTCCTATCCATTCAGCACATTTCTTATCAATCACAGTTATAAAATCATCAACTGTAAAGCCTTCCGCAAGCCTTGCATGGATTGCTGTTTTTGTCTTTTGCGTAGTGGCTTTATACTTCGTTCCTGCTTTTTCGTTCAAATATGCAATAATACGGGTATATAATACTTTAGTCTTTTCTGATTCTTTTTCTTTTTCTTCTTCTTTATCTGTATCGTGACACCGTTGACTTGTCATTGACTTGTCATTGACACTTTCAGAAGGGGATTGCAGTGCTTTTTGCTTTTCCCTTGATTTCTGCTTTGCAAGTCTGTTGTATTCACGGATTTCTGAAAGCCTGTCAACGCTCTGGTACTTTTCCCAGTTCGATATGTGGAGAATGTTGTCAATAACTTCAACCATTTCAAACTGTTCGAACGTTTTCAAAGCGAGTTGAACCGTTGTTAGCGGTCTGTTGAACTGTGTTGCAAGCATCTGATCAGTGTACGGTATTTCCTTCGTGAAATAGACAAGCCCGGAATCGTTGATGTTTCCGGCAAGGCAAAGCAGCTTGACCCAAATGACAATGATTGCATCCCCATCAGGCAAACATTCAATCTGCCTGATTTTCCGATTATCAAAGATTTTCGTTGAAAGCTTGATCCACTTAACTTCAGCCATCTGCATCACCCAAACTGTACTGCTTTACCCGGCAAGTTTCGCCGTACTTGTTTGTTACCTTCACCATCTGGCTTTCGATGGGATAGCCCTTCCTGCGAAGGTCAGAAATCCGGGATGCAAGGCGCATAACTGAACAGGCGTTCAAGGCTTCAAGCTGCGTTATGCTTCCATGCCGTTCCATATAGTCAATAATCCGTTGGTTTTGGGTTGGATTGCTGTGCTGCATCATACATCCCCTTCCTGCCTGTGTAGGCTTCTTTCTGCTTCAAAGCCGTTCGGATACCTGCGCCGGAGCTTATTGATATTCATCTGCAAAACCGTTTCAAGGTCATAGCCGATAGCATGAGCCGTAACCGCCACATACCAAGCAACATCACCCAATTCCTTTGCAAGATGGTCAAAATCAATCGGATGTCCTTGAAACATATGCTTTTTCACCATATCTGCAATTTCGCCCGATTCGCCGTTCAGACCAAGCACACCATTCAGCCACATCGGATATTCGTTGTTCATTCCAGAAGCCGTGCGCATGGCTTCCACCTGATAGTCATTAACCCACATTTCCATCATCCTCCTGTGCCTTCAAATCATGTCCTGCTTCCCATTCCCGGTACAGCTTGAACCAATCATCAAGTTCCATCGTAACCAGAATGGAAGCGTTGTTTTTCTTGTGGAACACAGCGGGAAGGGCATTGCTGCCCCCCGCCGCTGCATCCCGTTTGGCCTGAGCCATCCAGTCATACAGTCGCATGGCTTCTTGGTGCTTGGCTTCCACATGGATTCCCGGAAGCCCCACAACATCAGATGCATCCCCTGTGTTTCCGCAATACTGAGCCGTGCGCCGTGCATCATAGCCCTGTTCACGGAACCGGGAAGCAAGCTGCCTTTCAAACCGTGCGCCCTTTTGCTTGCTGTTTACCGCCATTTCGATCCACTCCGTATACACGAAACCACAATGGCTATAATGCAAACGCTGAATGCGATAATCTCAGGCAGCAAAACCAGCCACCATGACCAATTGATAATGCCCATCAGTTTCAACACGATGAAAACAATCGTCAAAACCTCAGTAAAACCCATGCTTAATCCTCCGTTTCTTATTCAATCGTCCCAAAGGCTTCTTCAAAGGTCAGCCCGGTATAAGCAAGTATCTTTCGGATTTCGTCAATCTTGAATGGCCTTTTGCCTTGTATTTTGCTGTAGAAAGATTGGATCGTAATGCCAAGGCCAGTTTCGTGGCACATTTTGTACCCTGCGCAACAGTTTTCCAGCATCCAGTCCCGCAATCCGGGAAAGATGCTTTTGCAACGATTGTGTTCTTTGGAAATACCTTTTGCATGAGCTTCAAGCAATTGCCGAACACGTTCCCTTGTTACACCAAATTCCTTCCCGATTTCTTCAAGCGTTTTGCCGTCAACACGCATCTTGAACATCACAACAACATCTTCTTTTGTCATTGCCTTTCCTCCGTTTCATAGTCAATATCCCCGCCGTAAATGTGCAGATAATCCATGCACACCCAGCCAAGCGGGTCTTGCAAATCGTCCGGGTTGCACACCAACGCCCAGCCGTCCACCGTATCCATCACGACAACATCCCTGCCGTCATGCAGATAACCGATAACCTTACCGTCAACAGGAGCCGTGCGAACGTTTAAGCAACCATCCCTGTTTTCCAGCGTCACAAAGGCGTTTTTAGCCGTTTTTGCCTGTGCTGTGTTCAGTCCTGCCAACAACACAATCAAAGCTGTTAAAAGCACCTTAGAAAGCGATTTGCGCATGTTATTTCCCCTCCGTCACACACAGTACATGTAGTAAGGGCAACCGCTGTTGATAACGCCAGCATGTGCAAGCCCGATGCGCCGATACAGCTTTTGCAGTTCGCAGCCCTTGACGGCTGCTGTGTTTACCAACGGTTCGCCGTTTTCGGTAATGTCAGCATACGGGCATTCAAGCTGGCAATAATTCAGCGCATGGCCTACAAGCGTAGTGCATTCATCAGGCGTTAAGCAGATTTTGGTCTGCAAGTACTTCTTGTCGTAGCTCACGCCCACTTTGAGCGCATCAGCCCTGCGCCGTGCCATTACAGCCTGATTTTCATCACCAGTGGCGGTCATGCAGGCTTCAAACAGTTCAAGTGCTTTGCCGCCCATCTGCGCCAGTTCTTGGCAGGATTCCTTATCAAGAACCCTGCCAAGCTCCTTGGAGCAGTCCAGCAGCGCACCCGCTGCCACCTTGACCATAACCGCCTTGACAAGCTCGTTGCTGTTCAGCGGTCTGTTCATGCTCATTTGCGGTCACTTCCCGGCTTTTCATGGCGAATAAGACCTTCGGTAACCCACCATCCATGACCCACCTTTGCATTGCCGCAACAGTCGTGACCGCCAACGTTTTCATCAAATTCCACGCCGATATCACAAAAGTCATGGTCTTTGCTGTAATGGATCAAAACAATTCGCCCGTGTTTTCCTTCGTGGTAACACTTTTCATTTGATACCACCCGATCCCCGACATTAAAAACGCCGTCCTTCTTCTGTTTCTCCGGCTTTTCCTGCTTCACCCACAGGCGGTCAAAGGCGGTCTGTGCGCCGATGCGCCAGTTGGCCTTATCGGCAGGATTGCGCTTTGCCGTGGCGGTCTTTACTTCCTTGCCGTTGACAATCATCTTTGCCGTGGTGGTATCGCCGTCACATTCGATAGTGATGCGATAAGGCTTAACCGGGTTAACCATGAGCAGAGTCGAGTCAAACTTGATGTTTAACGGGGAAAGACTAAACGTGAAAGTTCCCTTAGGTGCTTCAAACTTCATGCTTCCCATAGTCTTGCTTCCTTTCTCAATCAGAACGGCAGGTCTTCATCTTCGACTTCGGTATAACCAGCAGGTACATTTGCAGGGGCCACCGTTGCACTGCTGCCATTGTTCAAGGGCTTGTCCTTCGGCAGGGTGTAGTTGCCCTCCCGGACGGTATCTGCGCTGATAGCCTTGAAAGGACGCACCGCCCAGCCGTGCTTGCCCTCATAGTCCCATTCCTCGTTGCGGTACATGATGCCGATGGTCTTACCTGCAAGGCTGTTTTCGTTCCAGTCCCAACGGTATCCGGGGTTAGACCGTTCAAAGGCAGTAACAAAACCCTTAAAAATGCGCTTGGTCAGTTCGTCCTTGTCGCTGCCGTCATCCTTGGGAAGCCACACACGCAGCAGACCCTTCCACTTCTTGTTATCGCTTGTGTTGGCGTTGTATTCCTGATTGTAGTAGCCAGCGTATTCACCCTCCGCAATGTCAAACAGCAACGCAAGCTGGGAGCCGTAAGAATTGTCCTGCACCCGCACCTGCTTCACCTTGCACACATACGCACCCAAAGGCAGCGTCTTGCGCTCGCCAATCTCCTGCACGTTATCCCAGTTCATAGGCTTCTTAATCATGTTTCGTGTCCTCCTTAATATTCTTCAAGTACTTTCAGCACTTTGCTGATGTCATTTTCGATGTGGTTTTCATCGAATGCGTCCATGGGTGTTTTCGCCGTGGAATGGTTGGCCTTGGTTTCAAAAACGTGCTTGCCGTCAATCACCTTTGCCAGCAGCACCACCGGGAATTTGCTTTCCAGCGTGATTTTGTCCAGCTTCTTCCCGCTGGTCTTGATCCGGGTGAAACTGTACCCGCTGTCATCGTGGTCAGTCTGCGTATGAGCCACAAAAACCACGTTAAGATCATCCCTGACGGTCAGTGCATAGTCGATGATGTCATAGATTGCGCTTGCCAAGTCCAGCCACTTGTCATAGCCTTTTTCCTTGCTTCTGCGCATCTCATCCGCAACCATGATGCCGTTGATGGTGTCTACAATCACCGTCTTGATGTGGGGCATTTTGTCATTGATGCCCTTAAGCAGCGTCAGAACCTTGTTTTGGTCATCCGTGCTGTAGTAGTTCTTGTTATCCTTGTTGTACTGTCCCCGCCACCCACGCCATGACAAGCCCTTTTTGTCACAGTCGATGTAGTAGGTAGTTTTGGGGTCAAGGTTGCGCATACTGGTTGTTTTACCTGCGCCGCTTTCACCCATAACGCACAAAATCATTGTTCCTTCCTCCGTTACTTGATGTTGATATTCATTCGTTCTTCAATCCGTACATACGGCACATCCAATCCAGCCTTAATGGCCTTTTTGACAGCCGTTGCATCAATCGTGGGAGCCGTGAACTTAAGTAAATCATCCCGTTCATTGCCCATAGCCCACAGGCAGAAGCTGTCATTGTCGATGACTTCCAACCCCTCAGACCTGCGGAAGCTGACGGCAACTTTGGGCGTACTCAGCTTTTCACCTTGCAACGCATTGGTCAGCCACTCGTTAAGGCTTTTCACCTTCTTTTCCGTCTGCTGCCTACGGCTTGCAAGTGCCTTTTCTTCCTCCCGGATAGCCTTTGCATCGGCAGTCAGATTCTTGATCCAAAGTGCAACATTTTCCAGTTTCTCAGTACGGAGCATCTGTAGACTATCAAGCTGTTCAGCATCAACTACTTCACCGCTTTCAAAGTCGATGCAATCCATGATTGCTTGGTCGATACTGTAAAGGCTGGCCATCACTTATCCCTCCCTTGACGGATTTCCTTGGAGTTGATAACCTGTCCGCAAAGTGCCAGAACTTCACGGTCTTTGTACCGTTCGGCAAGCTCCATAAAATCGTTCAAAATAACATCCTCAGAAGTCAAATCCTTAAAAACAATCGTTGCTTTAACCATTTTCATATCCTCCTTATTTCAACTCCCGATGGATTTCGTCCACCTTTTTGCTAATGCTATTCAACTTTTCAAACACGGCTTCAAACAACTTGTTGCTTTCGGCATCGTACCGGGCATTGTCCATAATCTGCTTGCTGGTAAGCGTCAGCAGTTCGCTAACCTGCGTCTGGTTCTTTGCCAGTTCAATCAGGCTGTCAGAGATAAGGGCGATGTAGTCAGCAATCGTGCCGTCCTTTTGCGGCTCCTGCTGTTCCTCCTTCTTGCCCTTCAAGCGGAAATCATCCGGGTTGTACGGCACAGCTTCAAGCAGCTTCTTTTCATCGCCTCCCACAAGCTGGGCAATATACCGGGCATTCCGGGGCGATGTTTCCCCCTTGGTAATGAGTTCGGAGATAAACTGCTTGCCACGCATCAGCTTTTCACTGAATTGCGCACGGTTCATACCGCTTTTTTCAACCAGTTCAACCAGATAAGGCACGTTAATCGGCACGTTGATTTTCTGTCCCATTCTCATATCCTCCGTTTTTCTTCTATTGAAATGTGTTCAATCAGTTACTTGCTCAACGCTCCACAGATGAACAGTTGTTCCAAGATGTTCTGCACCACCGGGACCACAATGGAATTGCCAGCCTGCTTGTACAGTTGGGTGTTGCTGTTCACGCTTGCCGCCTTTTCGTAATCCAAATCATCAAACCCCATCAGCCTGTAGCATTCCTTGGGTGTCAGCTTGCGGATGCGCGAATTGGGATCAACTGTTTTCAATCCATGACGGCTTGCACGAAGCGAAGGACTGTAATCGCTATAAAAACGAGTGCCGTCAAACCCTTGCGTGTCATCAATAATGGTGTCGATTGCCGCCACCATCGAATCCTTCTGAACCGAAGTAATGGTGTTTGCGTACTCCCGGTCTGATACCTCAATTTGCTGTTCAATCTTCCCGGTTTCGTTGTATCTGCCCCGCATGGCAGCAGCCACGGTTTTTTCCACTTTGCATCCCTCCACTATGATTTTTTCATTCCCTGCCGAAGTGCTTGTCAGCGTTGGTGAAATGCCATCTGCGAAGTAGCACCGTTCGGACTTTTCATAAACTCCTGGCCTTTCTTCAAATGTTGTTATGGCTCTGTCGAATGCTGTTGTTGTAATCCCCAGTTCGGCTTTAAGCCGTTCCCATATTTCCGCATCCGGGATAGCAAAACATGAATCCGTTCTGAACCAGTGTTCAACCTTGGTTGTTGGCACATCCAACGCTTCCGCAAGTGCTTTGTTGCTCTTGCCTGTAAGTTTCTTGCACTCTCTCAGTAGGTTTCGCAGCCGTTCACAGTCAACTTCATATTTCCTGACCCTTACAAGCTGCTGGATGTCAATTCGCCGTATCTCCGGCATTTGTTTTCAATCCCTTTCCGTTTGTATTGGGATCAAAAACGCCTATCATCCCGGTTATTTCTGTTCGTTTACTGTTACAAAGGGCTGACGATTGCCACCCTGCATAGCGCCCAAAGTTGGTGCAATCCCTTGCGTGTCATACAACCGCCCTTGATTGGGATTGTCCCGTGTAGCAGAAGGGAACAGATTGCCAATCTGCTTAACCTTAGGCCGTTCATCAATCAGATATTGGCCCGAACTTTTTTCGGGGGAAGTGGTCAAAGAACAGCTAATATCCGTGTCAGTGACAAACTTTGCCCCAAAGCCATTGCCTTTTTCGGCATTGCGTTTCCGATGCTCAATCAGACTATTGATGCGGTCATTTGTCAGATAGAACCGTTCGTCCACTTCATCATCCAGCACATCCTTCAGGCGAAGCTTCAGCGGGAAGCCCTCTGGGAATCGGAACGTTCCGTTGTCAACATCCTTGCGGATGCTGACAATGAACACCCTTTCCCTGTTCTGGGGAATGCCGAAGTCCTTTGCATTCAGCACCTTCCAGTAATTGTTGTAGCCAGCCTGTTCCAGCGATTCCAGAACAAGTTTGAACTGCCCGGCAAACTTCTTGCCTGTGAGGTTCTTCACATTCTCAGCTATGGCAACACGGGGTTGTGTTTCTTCGATGATACGCAGTGCTTCAAAGAACAGCCCAGAACGTGTCTGTGTTC